ATGTGATCGTATCAATATACCCATAACCTAAATTAGCAGTTAATACTGCATCAACACCGGTGTTACCGTCTAATCTATTTACTGTTATAGTTGGCGCAGTTAAATATCCATTGCCGCTACTAGTAATTGTATACCCCGTCACTACGTTTGCTGTAACAACAGGAACAACCGTTGCATGTTGTCCTCCGGGTACAAGTGTACCGCCAGATACAACAATATTAGCACTACCGTAATTTGTACCAGCTGTAGATATTTCAATATCTTTTAATTTAAAGTGTACATCTAAATTAGCAGATGCGCTGGTAGAACCTTGATTCTGTATTACAACATTGGATAAGGTTGTATAATTATTACCAGAGTTAATTAAATTAATTGCACCAATTTGACCTGCTCCTAATAACGCGGTTAATATTGCGCCTGACCCGTCTCCGTTGACAATTAATGTGGGTGCTACGGAATATCCAAACCCTGCGGTCGTTATGCCTGTACCAAATACATTGCCCGTCGAATATAATATTGGCGTCGCGGTTGCTGTCGTGCCGCCAAATGGCGATGTAGGGGCACTAATAGTCAACGTGATGCTATTAACATCAGAAAACCCGCGCTCGCTTGATGTAATATTAATCGCAGAAACGGTACCATTTGGTATCGACACTGCATTTTGTGCTATGGATTTATCAACAACTCGTGTAACTTGTAAATTGTTCCCATACGATAAAAAATTTGCTGCGGTAAAGAAGTATCCTGCAGTTGTATCATTTGGGACACCAAATTGTTCTACAAGTTTTCCTTCAGAATCTACAGTTACTACTTGTTCAACAGGTCCCCATTGAAATGCGCCCGAAAATGCTCCCGCAGTAGTTGCAACCGAGGGAACAACAGTTGTTCTATCTTCTTCGGTAACTACAACGCCAGGTGAAAGCTGAAATGCCATCTTCTTCTCCTTGATAATTTTATAGATATCTCTCTATAATTTGATTTCTATTTATTTATAATTACCAACAATTAGACTTTTTCCAACCAATTTAGCACAACTTTATTCATATCTTTACCATTGCTATTCGAAAACCAAAGATCTCCGTTTGCATCTTCCTCCGGTACCGATCTTTCAGTAGGCCCCTCATCTATGAATCCAAACGGGGTAAGATTTTCTTCAATCTGTTTGAATTGTTCTTCGTATAATACTTTTCGCAGATTTGTGTCTGTTAAGTCTTTAAAGAAGGATTCATTAGATGCCCAAGCAAAAAGAACTAGAGTCATTACAAGATCGTCGTGATAACCCTCATCTGCTTTATAAAATCCTCGTATCTCAATAAAGGTTGAGATTTCTCCAATAATATCGGTATCATGTATTAGTAGTTTATTACTTTCTACCATACTTTTGAATGCGGTGCAGCCAAGCCTTTTTACTAATTTGGTGGTTCGTACTCCAAGCGTAGCACCGGAACTAAATCCGCCGGATAAATATTGCCCGGACTTAGAGTTACTTCCTACAAAGAATACGTTTTCATATTCAAGATCGGTATATAAAGAATCGGCAACTTGTTGACCGTTATCATTTATCTCAATTAAACAATATGCCTTATGGTAATCCTTTGCAACCTTATGTATAATATTTGGGTATAGTAATGGACTAATTTTATTGCTTCTGTATTTTGCCACCACCGTATAGGGGTATGCTGTTATATCCATAACCGTAAAGGCGCAATGGTCGCCTCCGACGCCTCTCGAAGTATCCGCTACAAGCATATAGACGTGATCTTCTTCTGGCTCTACAATTATATCTAATCCATCTTTACTATACACATAGGGTTTAGATGACATTCTACCTATTGTATCCGGATTAACTAATGTGTTAGATGACCCTAAGAAATTACATAATACTTCTTGGTTAAACTTAAGTTCACCGAGAATAGCTCTTTGTTCATCCGCCCACTTTTTGTCTCTACCCGGAATTTCGCTGTAATGTATAAACATAGGGATAAAACCATTGAGCTTTTGTTCTGCTTCGTTCCAAAATTTCCAAAAATGATTATACCCCAAAGGGGTAGATGTAAGTAGAATCTTTGTTGTTTCACCCGCAGAAACAACTGGGTATACTGAAGTAAAGAAATCCTCCGCTACATTATTTGGAATAATTGCAGCTTCATCAATATATAACCAATTGACAGATTTACCTCGAATACCGGAAGAGCTTGTAGCCGCAGTAAAAATTCTAGATCCATTTTCTAATTCAATATCACCTTTGTTAAATGTCTTAACGCCTTGTTGCATCCAAATTGGCAAACATTCATACATCAGTTCATAACGATATAAAACTTCTCTTGCAGCTGAAGATTTATTTGCTAAAATAGCAACAGTTTTATTTGATTGAAATAGAGTATACCATAGAATGCAAGCAGCAGATGTAATTGTTTTACCTTGTTGTCTGCCTTCCATTAATATAACTTTGCGATTATTAAGAATAAGATCAACTTTTCTTTTTTGGCATTCATATAAAATAAAGGGAATTAATCCTTTATCCAAAGAAACAATCTTGCAATATGTTTCAATAAAATATATAGGATTTTGAATACATTTCATTAATTCCGATACTTGCTCGGAAGTGTATGATATAGTGGTACCAATTTGTTTTAAATTTGGGTTACCATTATAAGAAATTTTCTTACTGGTCGATTCTGATACTATCATTTTTATTGCCCAATAATTTCATAAGTTCAGCAGTTGACCCTGCAAATACTACATTATTTTGAGTACCGATATGCCCTGCAGGTTTGTCTCTGTCTAATTCTTTGACTTGTTTTTGCAATGCAAGTAAATCCTTAGACACATCTGACAATGTTTTGATGAATTGTCCAGCGACCTCATAATGCCTAGGTGTTTCCGAATTTTTAGAAAGTTCTATAAGATTTTCTAAAGTGTCTCCGCCTTGTATAATAAGTGTACGAAGAGTATTTCTTGCTAATTGATAATCTTCTTCTTGATCTGTTTCCTTATTAGAATTTAAATTTGACACAATAGGTGCGGTAGTAAGGGCATTAGTCTGCTCCATCACTGGCTCTATGTCAAAAAGATCATGTAAATTCTCTAAATTTTTCATTTAAAAATCTTCAAAATTTTCTATATACCCATAACTATCAGTTACATTTGCTGTGGGAGAATCCGGTTGAACCGTAATTTTTTGTTGTTGATTAGTTAAATCTGGCGAATTAAAGGTATTTGTAATAACCTTTTTAATAACACCTTGTTTATTAACAGGGCCATAAAAATTAAGTTTAACTGTAAACCCTAAAGTCCACATAACAGAACGTCTGGTTACAAAATCTCCTTCATAGTCATCTTCAAACCCTATAGTATTTAATAAAATAGGAAGATCATTTTGTATATTTAATTCCGGTATTGCCTTTAAAGTTAAATTATAGTCGGGATTAAAATATGGTAATATTTGTTCAATAATTTGTAATCCATCATCTTGATTTCTAGCATACACATATAACAACATAGATAAATTATATGGAGTAGGCGCGTATTGCGTACTTGAAGTTGTGCTTGTATCCAATGCCCTAGATTGTTGTATTGGACTAACTTTTCTATTAGGATCATAATCCAATGATACTAATTCAAACCCCATTCTAGGTAAAATAACTTGAAATTGATTTGTTTCTATAGTAGGTTGTTGATTTATTCTAGCTAAAAATTTCTGTTTAGGCGAATAAGATAACGGTACCCGTTGTACATTTATAGTATTGCCGTTACCATCTTTTCGTTCAATGGTTATACTATTGAACATATTACCAAAAGCAATAATTGCCTTTCTAATAGTTCCCCAATAAAATCTTTGATCTAACATTTAAGGATCTCCAAACGGATTTCGTTCAGAAAAATCCAAAACTGCATTTTTTTCTGCTCGTATTTTTTCATTATCTGCACCAACCGTTGGCTTATTCGAAGTATAATCCTCTAATACCATTGGAGTTAATTCAGAAGTTTCTAATAATATACTATCTCCGCTTTCGGAAATTATTTCAAAGTTATCTATACCTAAATCATAACCAGATGCCAATTGATCTATTTCAGCAACACCCGTGTTAAATCTTTCATTAGAATATTGCATCAATTCCCCATATAGGGTATAAACATATAATTTACCTACCTGATAAAATGGTACGGCATGTTCGACTTTTCGTATCTCAAAAAAACCTTTTGTCAACGGAAAATAAATTACGTCACCTTCTGCTGGTCTAGTTAATATAGAATTACCTGTGCTACCAATTACATCTGACCAACGTTTTCTTGCGACAACAAATGTAGCCGAATCTCTAATCTCAACACCAAATTTCGTTAATAATTCGCTATCACCTTCGAAACCATTATTAGATTGTAAATACATCTCAATTGGGTAAGCGTGATCAAAAGTATTAGTTGGGTCTTCAGTTAGAACATTATCATAGTTACTAGGAGTACGTGGTATATAATAGACTTCGAATCCATAAATTTTCATCGATTCAATAATTAAATCTTCATAGATATTCTGCTCAGAGGCACGACCTATGTTCTTACCAGATTGAAAATAATGGTTAACTGTTGCCATTTTTAGTATTGACTTTCTATTGACAAGGTGTTATTATCTCTATGTACCCTATTAATAAACACTACATTATTATATTCCATTATTAATTAGCCTGTAAAAAAGTCTACAGGTAGCTGAAAACTGGATTGTATATCATCTTCAATTTGTTTGATCTCTACCATAGCTTCATTATAAATCGTTTCACCGTTAAGCGTTACTCCGCCAGGTAATTGCATACCGGAAAACTTCTTAAGATTATCTCCCCATTGCCGTTTAATCAAAGCAGTAGTATACATTTTAAGGAATCTATCGTCATAAACATCGCGATATGTTTCCGGATCTAATATTCGGTAACAATCAACCAATAGATATTCGCCCACGGCGACATCAGCACTCCAATCCATATCGATGAAAAGTCTATTCATGTGCCGATTAAATCTAATTGGCTTTTGACCTACAAGTAATTGATTGATTAATTCAATTTCTCTTTTCACTGTGTAGTAGTAAATCAAATCCGTAGACATTAAACTATACAAATCGTTAATCATAATTTGATATTTTAAACTAAACAGATTCAACCCATCTGATTTATTTGTAAATGGAAAAATTTCCTGCACGCCCACAACGGTATCCGGTACAGAAATATATTGATTATCTTTATCTGTTTGAGTAATTTGATGCTTTAAATATACTCTTTCTATCGCATCATAATGATATTCGCGATAAAATTGAAACGCATCATCA